TGGCATGGTTCTTGTTCTCCATGGTTAGTTATTGCAAGATGACTTACATATGTAATATGTCAGTCGGGTCTTGTATTATAGCAAGTATTTCATCATCATTCAAGAGTCTTAAATCGCCTCCATCAATCTTTAATCTCGAACCTGCATAACGAGCAAAGATTACCCAATCGCCTTGTTTACACCAAGGACCATCAGTAAATTTAGTAGTATCTGCATAAGCGTCAGGACCAGTGGCTAAAACATAGCCACAAACTGTAGCTAATTGTTCTCTTTCGCGAGTTTGATCAGACAAAATAATGCCACCTTTACTTTTTTCAGCACCTAAATAAGGTAAAATTAAAATACGCCAACCAGTTGGTTTTGGTAGTTTTGCCGCAATATTGTCGTCAATATTATCAGGATCTATGTATTTAGAATCACGTTTACCGTAAATATCTTCTACTTCTTTTTGTTTTTGTTCTATTTCAGCAGCTGTTAATTCTTTTGCTTTTTTAATTTTTTGTTTTTTTCTAGTTTTTTCCATGTGCGCGGGCAATATTAAATCACTCATCGTTTTGTTCTCCTGTTTTAATTATGTCTTGAACTTCGCCTTCCAGTTCTTCTAAAGCACGAAAACGACCTATCATTTTATCATAGTCAAAAGATTCCGTAGTTCTCCCTTGCATGACATAATCAGTCGTTTGTTGTTTTTTATCGCGAATGATACGAAGTATCTTTTCGCTTAACCATATTCCGTCCATATAACTTTATAGTGTCGATCTTATTTGTCTGTATTTCTCTAATATACCACTTATTCCTGAATGTGCAACATCATCATTGCCCATGTACATAATACTTATTGGTTCATCTACAAAACCGGTCATGCCACCGTTATCATAACCTATACGTCCGCCGTTAGCCGCAGTTTGGTAAGGAACTATTCGAGGGTATTCGAAAGGATTACCGGGAAAAGGCATAGGCATAGGATAAGGCATAGGCATTGGCATTGGCCCAAAAAAAGGAGGAGGTACAGGATTTTGTACTTGTACTGGTGCCGTATATAAATCTGCTAAAGATTGATTTACGTTGTTAGGAGCACCTATGTTTTGTAAATAATCCATGTAACCGCTGTTATCAAAACCAGTAGGGTTATACATAGCAGGGTAAGAATTATTGTAAGTCAAATTATATGGATCAGCAGGGAGTTTTTTAGCATTTCTGCCCATAGTGCCGTCTGTGCCGTCTGTGCCGTCTGTGCCGTCTATACGCTCTCCTGTTACTGGATCATATGCGTAATACGGTCGTGTAGCGGTTGGTCCTTGGTTGTCTCTTAAAGGTTTACCATCAGGGCCGACTTCTTGACCTTGAGCATTGGTTTTTACGTTAAAAGTAGTTTCAAGTCCCGGATCTAAACCAAGAAAATTTTTTACCAAACCAGTAACACCGGGTAGTCCATAATCAGATAAAAAACTATCTGTGCCAACAGCATTTAAAGTACCAATAACATTACCGTCTAAACTAAGATCGGTTTTCATGTCTCCAAATAAGCCTCTATAAGTGTTGGCTTTCATGGCTTTAATTTGAGCATCGGTATAACCAGCTGCTTTTAATTTTTCCATGGTTTGTTTGGCACTCATTAAGCCTACGTTTTGACCTACATTAGGGCTTACTTTAGTTGGATCAATGGCACCAGTTAACGGATCAACTATACCTAACATTTTGTTAGATAATAGCTGTCGGTCACGTTCTATTTCAGCGCGTTTTTTTTCATCTTCAAATGCCGTTGTTGCAGCTGCTAACTCTTTTGCTTTTATAGCGTCAGCAATTTCTTTATCTTTTTTCTTTTGTGCTGCAGTTCTATTTTTTTCTCTCTCTGCGTTTGCTTTGTCAACAGCGGCTTTCTCTGCTGCTGCTTGCGCTGCTGCTTGCGCTGCGGTGCTCGCTGCAGTTGGTGTAGTGGCGTTAGGATTACCCGATAAAGGACCACTACCTGCTACAGCTGCTCCCCCTAAATCCATACCGAAATTTTGACCTGCGTTTGCATTGCCAAAACCACCAGCAGTGCCACCGGGACCGGAACCTCGTCGACCACCCCCCGCTCTTGCGCCACCGGCGGTACCACCACTATCATTATAGTTTGGGATACCACCCGGACCTTTGTGCGGTGGGTTACTATCATAGAGATCTAACTCTTCTAAAAGTTTTGCTTCGGGTTCGGTAATGTAAGCTAACTTAACTTTGTGTTCGCCCGCACCATAAAATTTAGGTACTTTGGTCTTTAATAAATTTTCCGTAATACCAAAACGACGTTGTTCGTTTTCTGTCATATCATTTCCAACACTGCCACCTGTACTAAAACCAGTTAGTGAACGCATAGCTTGAATTAATTCATTACCACTATAACCAGCAGCCACCAAAGCGCTAGCAAGAGAGGCTATTGTACCTTTACCAACACCATACTTAACTTGATTTTTCACATCATCTTTTGCCGGACCGTAAATTGGTCTGTACTTGTCGCCCATTATCTACCGCCACCGTTAAAAGGTTTATTAACTTCAGCAATTGTGTCTTTAACGTTCTCAGTCATCTTTAAGGCTTTGTCCATCATTTTAGCTTGACTGTCGCGTTCGAGTTTTTCTGCACCAATAGCAGAGCGAATAGCCAAGGCATCTTTTTGTTGTTCAATACGTTCTTTATCCGTAGTTTTTCTATCTTTAGCTTTTTTCTTCTCTAAGTCCAGTTTTTCTTCAGCTTCTTTTGCTTTACGTTCTTGTTCGGTCATACGTAAGTTAAGCTCTTCTTTTTTAATTTCCACTAGTGGATCTTGCATCGAATCTTGCATAAGTGTTTCTAGTTCTGCTACGAACTCAGCGATCAAATCAGACTCACGTTCAGCCACTCTATTTTGTACATCCATCATCATTTGCTGTTGCATCATTTGTTGTTGTTCTGGTGGCATTTGCATCATTTGTTGTTGCACTTCCAACTGCACTTCTTCTTGCGCTTTGATTGAAATATGTTGCATAATGTGTGCTTGAACATTTGCCATAACTTGTGGACTGCCTTTAACAACAGAACTATTCATTAATGCAAAATGTGCTTCAATGTGGGCATCGTGATTTTGTCCTTGAAACGCTTGGGCTGGTACGCCAGCTAACATTTCTGCGTTCTCTGTTGCTGGGTCTTTAGGCTGTGGTTGTGGCGGTGGTGGTAAAATTATTTCAATATTTTGTACTCCCATAGCTTCATACATACGACGATAGGCTTCATGTAAGTTGTGCATTTGTGGGTTGCTTTGTGCAAGTTGTAATTGTTGTTGTGCTAAAGTTACGCGTTGGGTAATAGAAAAAATATTAGGATCAGATACTGGTATTACATCAACTCGAGCGTCAAAGTCTTGTGCTTTCACTGCTTGATTACCGCCCACCACTTGATACGGATACACTGGTGGTAAAGTTTCTGCAAACAACGTAGCAAGTAATTTAAACTCTTTACCTTGTGCCATGTGCATTCTTTTGTGAATTGCTGACATAACTTTCATACCACGTTCAAGCAACGCCATAGTAGTGCCAACTGGATTAACTTCATTGCCTTCACCTAGTTTCATATCCGCAACTGCAGCAAAAGATTTACCGCTTTCAATAACAAAACCTAACAGCTGAAACAAAGTAGCTGATGGTTCTTTGTAAGGTAGTGGTACTAATGAGTTTCTAATTTCACCTGCGGGTGCATCAACATCTCTAAACTCGCCGGGAACTAAAGGTTGGTCGTCATCACGAATACGTAGCCCTCGAGCTTTGAAGCCTGCAGGTAAGTTGGCGAGAGTTCCTGCATCAATAAGTTGTCGTAATATAGAGGTGGCGGATTTTGAGAGACCACCGAGCATATGAATAAGGCCAAAACCATAAAAGCCAAGGCCGGGCAAAAATTTGTAATGTACAAAATACTGTTTTTTAATTTTAAGTGGATCCGTTTCATTCCAGTTTCTTCTAATTGATAATACTTCTCCTGAAGTCTCTTCAATAGTTACAATATATGGTAAACTAATGCCAGTCTCTTCGCCTGCCTCATTGGCATCTTCATAGCCGGGTAAATCTAAATCGGCATGTATTTCTAGTAATGTGTGAATATCATCTTTGTTGTAAACTTTTCTCTTGCCATCTAATTGATCAACCTTATCTTGCACCTCACTTGGATCAGTATTGCTAGCATCACCAATCTCAATGTCACGATAAAAACCTGAGACTTGAAATTTACGTAAAGCGTTGCCCATCATTTTAACAACGTGAGTAAGACGTGTGCACGTCATCAAATCAGTAGCTTCATACGGCACTACTAGATCTTCTGATGACACAAACTTAGATACAGGTCGTCCTAGAGTATTATCAAAATAAATTTTACGGAACGCCGAACCCGAAAGGGGGAGATGAAAAAGCATTTGATCGAGTTCGGGTTCGTATTCCTCCATGACATGCGTCAGTTGGTAATTCATAAATTCTTTAACGCGATTTGCTTGCGCGTCTACTTGTGGATTAGTTGCACCCATAACTTGAGTTTTTACTGGGCCACCTGCAGGGAATAATTCTTTATAAGATTGCGCTTGAAACTGTGTGACTGATTCAGCTAATAACGGATGACTTACTCCCGACGAACCCGGAAACGGTTCGTTACGATCTTCATAATTTAAACCTAGTAAACCTAAACCTTCAGCATAAGTAGACGACCAATCAGCACGAGCGTCTTTGTCGCCTTCGTACGCCTCAAGTAATTCTCTAGCAATACTATCTAAATCACCGTCATTTAAAAACTCTGCTAAGTTTTCAGTGTGTCCTTCTGACATCTTAACATCAGAACCAAAATTAATAGTAGCACCACCGTCCGCATCTAGTTGTGGGTCACCGTCCATGACTTCAACATCGGCTGCATTCATATCAAATTTTAATTGTTCTTTTAGCGGCATCTCCCGATCTATGGCCATACTACGCTCTCATCATTGACATGATGCCTTCTCTTTTAGGTGACATACCCATATCTCTACGGTCGCCACCCATCATTCTAATAAACTCTTCTAGTGTGCCTTGAAAACCTTGCAGTACTGCTCGGTCGTAGGCTTCTACTATGTCTGACGGATTAGCGCCCGGCATTGCTGTTTCAATAAGTTTCATAACTTCATCAATGTCAGTATCAAAAGTTCCACCGGGATCATCAATGAATGGCGGTGATTTGTAGTCATCATCGTCGTCAGGATCACCTGACGCAATGCGCATACCGTCTTGGTAACCCATACGGCCACCATACGCTGCCATCTGTGGTGTGTTAATACTACCCACACCTTGTTCGCTAGCACCTTGAATTTTTTCTTGTAGCATTTGTAGTTCGTCTCTACTTAATGACGAACGAATAATATTAATACCTTTTTCACCCATGGACTGTAGAATTTGAATTGCCATGTTAATTTTTTTATTAGGATCTCTTTCGTTTGATAATGCTGCTGCAATACCCGCTTCAGTATTAGCAGATCGACTAGCCATTTGCGGATTAGGGTTTGACATCATTGCCATTTCTGCCGGACCACCATTTTGATAATTTATTCTGCCGCCATAAGACATGGCTGCAGGAGGCCTGAAACCCATTTGAAATAATTCTGCATCAATAGCAGAAACATCTTCTCCTGCGCGTATTAAATCTTTTCGTATGTCTAAAAGTTGACTTACTCTGTTATTGCTCATACCCACTGTGCCTGTTGTTCCTGCTTGAAAACCTATACGTCCACCTTTGTTCATCATTTCTTCGTCTCTTAGACCCATCGCTTCGTCAACTTTAAAACTTATATAATCATCAAATGAAAGCGTATCAGGAATTTGATTAAGTTGTCTAGCACTTAAATATTCTTGAAATATTTCTCTACGAAGTTTTTCGTCCATATAGTTTTACCCCTTAACGTTAATTTTTAGCATATATTATATTTTAATGCTAGTGTTTATCTTTGTCTTCTTAGTTTAACATTTCCAACGCCTACGAGCTTGCCTTAATCTAGAATTAGGGTCTGCTGCTGCTTTAGGAAATTTTTTCATTTGTCCTGCACTACGTGCACAATAAGATTTACGTCTTTTTGAGTCTTTACTACCTTTTTTGACTTTACCAGTAACTGCTGTTTTAAGTTTTGATCCCGGATTATCGCGTCTATAGCGTGCAACGCCCGCTTTAGTCATACCGGCACCAGTTTTTGTCGATCTAAAATATTTTTTAGTCTTTGGTGGTTGTTTATCCTGTTTTCTTGCCATTTGCTACCTGTATTGGCCTCACGGTTTTCTTAATTGCTGTTTATGTCGACTCATGGAACCACCAGTTGCTGCTTTTTTGCGTTTTGCAAACGTAGCTACGTTAGTTGGTTTACCACCGGGATTACCTGCAGCGCGTTTTCGTCTGACAGCACTCGCCTTTTGCGACTTTGTCATCCGTGTGGCTTTGGCAAGTGGGACGCATTTGGGATATTTCCGTTTTGAGCCTTTGCTCCGTCCGCAGGGTTGATACTTCCCGTCTTTTTTGGGAGCACCAATGTCCACCCATTTATCTTTTACCCATTTCCGTAGCCCGTTCTTTGCCATTAGACATACTTGGTTACTTTACGACGGTCATTCATGACCGCACCACAGCCTCTAGCAATACCACCGTTACCAAACTTAATTCTACCACCGTCAGCTTTTTTATTTTTCTTACCGCCCGGTGTTATTTTGCCTGAACATACTCCTGACGCGTACATATTAGCATACGCTGAAGGATAAACCTTAAACTTACGCTTTGCTGCAGCTTTACCTTTGGGACAAAGTTTTGCCATTACTTACCTTTTTTTGTAATTTTTTTAGTTTTCTTTTTCTTCTTCTTTTTTTTCTTTAGAAGATCGAAATCAGCCTTACTAATTTTACCATCTTTATTAGCATCAAGTTTTACTTGACCGCCTTTTAGATAGCCTTTTTTCTTTTTATCAGTTTTCATCACAGTAGTCTTCCCTAATTGTGCACGATTAATCATGCACTATAGTAATCGATTACTTCTGTTCTTTCAAGCCGTAAAAATAATTAGTGTCATCACCCGCTGTCCATTTACTTATAGATTCTACGTTATATTCAATGGTAGATACTTTAAAGTCAGGTTGTTTAGGCTCAGACGGTGTTAACGATTTATCATAAAATAAAGTCCTATTGTTGGGCTGTGCCGCAAAATGCCCGTTATCCAACTCTAAAATATTAAAAGATTTATGTTCCTCTGGTACCTGTGAATAGTTAATGTTAGGTAAATTATGGTCAGCATGACAGCTATCTATCGTAAACAAATATTCACCTTGATACCATTTTTTAGAGGGAGACAAATATTTTGCTCTTGGAGGAACCGTTATTTTTTCAATAACAGTTATATGATAACTAAAAGCATCCCATAATTCTAGCTCCTCTAAACCAATATTTTCTTTTACGTCTGGTGATGAAACAAAAGCTGAGATAGGAAGTTTGTCGTAAAGTGCTGCATATTCAGGTAAATAAGTTTCAAAGTATAACGCTCTACCTTGTATTGATTTGCATGTTGCCCATATGCCTTCAACAAATTCACCATGACCTTTTTTATGGTCATACAAATATTCTTTTTTAACATAAACTTTTATTGGTGGAACGTTTGCTACTAAAAATGACATTAATAAAATACTCTCCTTGTGTTATCGACGGGTTCAGGTTCGTAGTCCATCCGCAATTGAATAAGTCCAGATTGTCTAAACCGCATCAACGCTTGCGTGACCGTATCTACGTAATCGTCATTCTCACCATACGGGAAAGCTGCACATTCTTCAATAACTTCTTCAGCAAAAGTTCTACCTTCAGGATAGTACACACAACCTGATTCAAAAATAGGTGCCACTGAATTGACCCGCGACCGCTTATCATTGCCCCGTGTCGGCGTGTAGTTAGTAACCGGAATACCCGCACGACGTAGTTCGTCGGTCAAGGGCATACCACTAGACTTGGCTTCAATCAAAACCATTTCAGGTTCCCAGTAATTATATTCTTTCAACGCAACATCTTTAAGTTCTGGAAAGTCGTAACGACCACGACGGGCATCTAATAAAATTAACGACGCCCGTTGATCTTCGGGCGCAAACACACCCCACGTGGTAATCGCAGAATAATCCGCAGTTTCTTTTTTACTAAAGGCGGTATCGTAACTTTGAATAATGTAATGCAAATCAGGTATTTCTTTTTCTGCCCATGGTCGCCACCACTCGCGTTTTAAGATGGCGCCTTCTTCGGAAGTAGGTTTTTGCATCCACTGCGCATTCCATTTAGAAATAGCCAAGGACGCTTTGACTGACTCAAGTTCAGATACTTTCCAATACTCGGGCCATGTCGGTTCACCACTATCCATAATTGCGGGAAACTCAACTACCTCCCATTGATCCGCTTTGGGTTCGACTTGGGCTTTCATTAGTTGACCAGTTAAGTCGACCGTCGACCAACGGGTCATAACCAACACAATCGCACCGCCGGGTTGTAGACGTTGTCGTGGACCAGAGGTATACCATTCGTAAGCGTTTTCCATCGCTGTTTCCGATAGGGCGTCTTGCTCTGAATGCGGGTCGTCGATAATTAATAAATCCGCACCACGACCAGTAATCGCACCACCAACACCCGCAGCAAAATATTCACCACCAGCGTTCGTGTCCCAACGGCCGGCGGCCTTGGAATCTGCTTGTAGTAAAGTTTCTGGAAAAATATGTTTGTAGTCAGTAGAATCTATAAGCTGTTTAGTTTTACGACCAAACCTTTGTGATAGCTCGGCAGTGTGCGAAGTCTGAATGATTTTGGTCATCGGATTTTTTCCCATGATAAATGCGGGTAACATGAAAGATGCAAATTCAGATTTTGTATGTCTGGGTGGCATATTCACTATTAATCGTTTTAAGGTACCCTTAGCGATTCTATCAAATTTTTCGGCTATGATTCTATGGTGGGTCCCTTCTACAAAATGTGGCCACATGTATTTTACAAAATCTAAAAAATTTTCTTGTGCTTTACGGGTCCCTTCTTTCTTTTGTTTTAACTCAAGGAGTTCTGCGAATAGCTTTCTTTTTTCAGGTTCGAGGTCGGTTAGGTGGTCTTTAAAATCTTTTATGTCCATACTCTATGTGTAGATTGTTATATATATACTAGTATATAAGTAACATACACACAAAAGGGGGTGTCGACAAGTCTGCAAAACACTTTGAGTTTTGAGATAGTTACAGGTACCCTTAATAGGAGGACGCGCCCGAAGGGCGCGTCCGACTATCAGCGAGCGAGCGAAGCGAGCGAGCTTTTCGCCGAGCCACAGGCGAGGCACAAGATGTTGTGTCAAGTAAAAAGTTTAACACTACATATAGTAGCGCCCGAAGGGCGCTACTATATCTGGTAGGTACAAGCCGAAGGCCTACTACATATTGTGTCAAGTAATTTATTTACATTAGATAGCAAAATAGTTGTAGCATTTTATAGCAAATCATGCTAGATACTGTGGTATGGAAAGACATGCACATTATAGAAAGAAAAATAATATGTTACATAATAATATGCATGATATGTCTACTTTTTCATTTCCAGTTGAAATGCAAGAGTTGACTCACAAGATAAACGGCGAGACACATCCGACGAACTATAAGGCAATTGTTCGCACTGATAGCAATCACTTGCTACACGTGGCGGGCGATAAGTATAAGCTAGTTAGTCATGATAAAGTCTTTGGCGTTTATAACGATCTGATCGCAAAAAGCGGTCTTAAACTAGATAACATTGAAATCAATGATGAAGTATTTGACAACGGGCGCAAAGCGTCCCGCGTGATTACTTTCAAGGATCATGAAGTTAATGTTAACGGTAGCGATAACCTAGCGTTACAGTTACAGCTAAAAAATTCATTAGACTCAACTTGGGTTGCATGGTCAGTATTCGGTGCAATTCGTTTTCTATGTATGAATGGCTGTGTTTTTGGTGATTGGTCTTTTCAATCAAAAAGAAAACACACTGGCGGGTTTAACCCGTTAGCTGAATCTAAAAAAATAGGCAACGCTGTTGAAGGGTTCAATACTAATTTTGAGCAAGTTCAACAATGGGCAAATACTATGATCTCATGGGAAGATGTTAAAAAAATCTACTCTGAAACCATAGCTAAGTCTAACCGCTCAACAACTCAACGATTAATTAAAGACAGTACTTCTGATTATTCAGAAAATGTTGTTGATGTATTAATGCGACAATGCGAGCGGGATGCAACGAGCAAAAAGCCGTCTCTTTGGAATGTTTACAACGGGGCAACTTATTGGTCAACGCACGCTGGGCGTGAAGATGCAGGAACTATCAGAGCCACTGCAGGACTTCACAACGTCCAGCACACTAGACAACAGAAAGTTTCAGCAATGCTGAATTCTGATGTGTGGTTACTTTATACTAACGGACTAAAAACCGTTAATTAATCAAATAGCGTGTCTTTCCATATTACGCCACCTAGTGAAAACTAGGTGGCGTTTTTAGTTATCGTACTATCTATTCCCTGAAGGGAATAGATAGTGCGGGTCTTTTACGAGAAAACTTTAAAAATTCTCTAAAAAAAAAAAAATAAAAGCTACAAGCGACAAGCGACAAGCATTGTTTCACGTGAAACGAGCGAGCGAAGCGAGCGAGTTGTGGCGAAGCCACAAGCGTTCACTATCTGCCGAGCGAAGCGAGGCACTATATGTAGTAGGTCGCCGCTAGGCGACCTACTATATGTTGTGTCAAGAACTTTTTTAAAGTTCTTTGACTACTGGTACAACTTCGTAGCCTAGTGACTTGATGTGTCCTATGTCCCAATGGCTCAAGGTTTTGGTACCTGTTAGAACACAGAAGGTTTTAGCTTTTTCGCACATAGGATAAATCAATTCATTACCATACACACTTCGTACTTGCACTTTTATTTCCATATCTTTCTCCTCGTTTAAATTAACATCATTATAGCATAATGCTATAATGATGTCAAGTATTTATTTTAACTTTGAGGTAAGTAATTGTCTAGGTCATGTTCGTTTTGTAGTTCGTTTATTCTTCGTTCGTATAATTCTTCGTCTTCTCTGCTTGGCTCACCTTTGCCGATCAAATCTTTTATGACTACACCTAGTCTTTCGATTGAGCGTATGTCTGCTCGTTGTCTAAGCAAATCTTCTTTGATGTCTAGCAAAGTTAGAACAGCTACTGTGTTAGTATTAAAAACAGAGAAACCGTGTTTGTTTTTAAATGTGTTATTGTCTCGTCTTGTCTTGTTCATTATTTATCTCCTCGTTAAATTAACATCATTATAGCATAATGCTAGTACTATGTCAAGCATTAATTTAAATTAATTTCGTTAGGTGGTGAGAGGGCTACGCCCTCTCACCTTTTCCAACGAGGAAACTTTATGCCACTCGTACGCTATCTGGTATAAGTTCTTTAGCGTAATCATTTAGTGTATCGTTCGACGTACAGCGTTCGACGTACAATTGCATACCCTCTAGCCAATCGCTCTGGTCGCCGTCACTAGATACCGTAATGCTGTCGGTAATCTGCGTAATTGCAATCAACATAGCTACAACGTATTTGTCATAGGGTTTTTGTGCTGTCTTACAAAACTCAAACGCTCCCTTTGCAAACTCTTCCTCGCTCTCGTAG